TCATTTGAAATTAACAAGCAAGAATATATCCTTGTGTTCTTCACATATGGAGGATAATACTGGTTTGGTGCAATGAAAAATCTATATTGAAAACCAGAGATTGGAACATTGGTAAATCTATCAATAAAATCTTCTGCCGCTTTGAAGATCACACCAGACTCGACACGGATGCGTTGGTTCTTATTGAGTCGATAGAAATCCTGAATGTTATCGTCACACACCCAGTGCTTCTGTGCACCAATAGAGATTGCATGATCCCACGCATAATTTCTTGCACGACCAGGACCATCACCGTGATTGGAGAAAGGTGCAACAATCAATGTTACATAGTCCTTTGTGCCATGTGTAATCAAGGATTTTTGATATGCTTTCTCATCTTGTGGTTCAATGATGATGTAATGAGGTACCTTCATACGTGCAAGTGATCTCGAAGTGTATGAAGTATCAGCACGACCTTTAGACACAATATAGACTGGATTTTTAGGATTTGTCATCTACAAACCACCTTTTTAGACTGTTCTCATCCTTACTCAAGTGTGGATACCACATGCTTTTTGTTTTAGATGATATTGTCTGATCCGTATCAACACTTTTATATTTTGCAACAAATTCTTTGAAATCTTTTTCATTCCTAAAATGAAGATATATCGTCTTATATGTCTTTTTCTCTTCTTGAATAAACTCGGGCATATCTACCCAAAGTCTTTCTGATTCCTTTTGAATTTCTGGTAGATCATCAAAAAGTCTTCCGGATTCTTCAATCTCGACTTTCTTGTCTAGAAAATTGTCATATACAGTACTCTCTTTGATTTTTGTCATTTATCACCTCAAGATATAACACTGAAATTCTTTTTCTTTTTAAATCGATACACCTTCTTGAACTTATCAAACATCTGGTCTTTATGTGAGATTACAAAGACATTCGTATCACCCACGAGGGACCACATGATTTTGAGAAATTCATCTGTTCCTGATTCATCTAATGAACTATCAAAAATCTCATCGAAGATAAGAAGATTTGTACTAGCACTGTTTTTTAGTTTAGCAATGGCTCTCCATGTCAATAGTAATGCAAGATCAATTCGTGTCTTTTCACCTTCTGAGAAATTCTGGTATGCAAAATCATCTCGATATCTAGACTTGATCGTTTCATCAAAGTTTTCATCCAAAGTAAAATTCACAAAGAAATTCATTTGGCTCAGATACTTATTGATCATTTTGTTTATCACAGGAAGATATTGTTTGATGATCCTACTTTTGATTCCTCCATCCTTCAGAAGAGATATAGCAGTATCAATATATTTTTTTTCTTCGAACAGTATTTTCCTCTCTTCTTCCAAGTCATTTATTTCTTTCTCAATCTTCTCTAAATCTTTTTGATTACTCAATAATAGCACATTTGAATTACCCAAGCAATCAATGTTTTCTTGAATTTTGATTACATTCTGTGAAATCTGGTTACATTTAATCTCTTTGGTTGAAATATCAGATTTAAGTCTATCAGCCTCTTCAATTTTACTTTCTATGATTTCCATCTGTTTCACATACGAATCAATCTCACTCGTTATCTTGAGTAGTCCATCATTCAGTTCTGTTATCTTGCTGGTTAGTTTGTCAATCTCTTGTGTCTTAAATTGTTCACCTATAGATTGTTTACATGTTGGACAATTATCATTATTCTGGAAAAAAGAGTGATCGCACGAATATCTTTTCTTGTTCGTCTCGATCTGTGTCTTTAATGATATCAGTTTCAAATTTCTGGACTTCAGAGCCTTGATATTTGTGGTGCAGTTCAATGCATCTCTGTATTGTTTATATAGTTGATCAATATCTTTGGTCAAAGAAGCAATAATACTTTCGTTCCTTAATTTTTCTTCTTCCAACTCTTTTCTCTTGTCTTCATCATTTTCACGCAAAGAAGTTATGGTTTTTAATATATAATCTCTGGTTTCATTTTTACCAAGACCTTCAATTTTATTGTGTTCAATCTTTTCACGGTTGTCTGCAAATTTCTGTTTGGCAATATTATTCATTACAGAGAATATTTGGATATCAAGAAGGTCTTCGATTACTAATCGTCTATCTGCCGGAGACAATTGCATGAAAGGTGTAAAGGAAGCAGAACCAAGAATGACGATCTGGGTAAATGATTTGAAGTTCATGTTAAGAATGAACTTTTCCAATGTCTCTTGATAGTCTTTACTGTCTGCATCCTGATTCAGAAGGATTCCATCACAATACACTTCAAATATAGCAGGCTTGATACCACGAATAACTTTATATTTCTTGTTATTGGATGTAAACTCAATTTCAGTCTGACAATTCTTCTTATTGACTGAGTTAACGAGACCCGGTTTATTGATCTTCCGAAACGATTTACCAAACAAAGAAAAGGTAAGAGCATCTAGAATTGTGCTCTTACCTGCTCCATTTTCTCCGATAATGAGAGTGTTTGGTGAATCATCCAAAGCAATCTCAGTGAAGGAATTTCCTGTACTCAGAAAATTTCTGTATCGTAATTTGTGGAATATAATAATGATACACCCCTATTCTGTGACATATTTCAATGACATCGCTTCCTGATATATTTCTTTCATGTAAGATTTCATCTTATCATTATTGACAGGTAATGTCAAGCCTGAAATATACTGATTCAAAATACTTTGTGTATCTTGGATATTTTCCAGTTCTTCATCATTAGAAGATATAATTTCAACATCTTCAATGATTGAAACATCTACAGGATATGCTTTATGTAGCTTATCCAATAGAATGTCAAAAGCAAAGAAATTTGTTCGATTAATACAGACGATCTTAACATAGCAATCTCTATATTGATCAAATTGGGTAGCATCAATTTTTCTGAGAATATCTGGTTCTTTAACATCATCATAGAATATTACCTTAAAAATGTTATATGGATTTTGAATGAATTCAAATTCTCTAGTTTCGGTATCAAATATAGTGAATCCTCTCGGATCTTTGTAGTCTGACCAAATATGTTCTGCAAATGCACCAAGATAATGAATATTTCCTCTGGATGATTTGTGATGATAATGTCCAGAAAACACTAGATCAAACTTATCATATATTTTAATATCTTCTCCATGATCGGAGATCATACCCTTGTACATTTCAAAACCATTAAGTTCCAAATGACCCATTAGAATTTCTGCTTGTGTAGATTTGATCAGATTTTCTGTGTGAGCCAAATTGTTTTCAGTGATCCAAGGTACAAGAAGTATTTTGAGTCCTGAAATCTCAATCTCTTGTGCTTTGCTGTATGTAGTAATATTGGAATATCTATGATACAAAAGTTCTTCAAGTGCATTGACTTCTTCGGTATTTTTCCAATAGATATCATGATTGCCTGTGATGATATGACAGGCAATGTTTCTGTTCTCTATTTGTAGAAGAAAGTCTTCTCGTGTTCTTTTGGATGTTTGATAATTGATATATTTTCTGCGATCAAACAGGTCCCCCAGATGAATGATATGTTTGATATTCTTTTCATCTAAGTGTTGGAAGAACCACTCGAAACTCTTTTTAAAGTATTCATGGAAGACTGGACTGTCTCCACGAACACCCATATGAGTATCACATATCAAGGCAATTTTCATTATGCTCTCTTCTTCTTTGGTTTTCCTGAGTTGGCAGCAAAGACTTCGGAATCATATTTTCGAATAGCATCATTGATAGCTAGTCGAATATCATCCAATCTCATACGATAATTACCACGAACATAGACATTATCGGTAGAGTTCAGCAGATTATCAATTAGTGACTGTACTTGGAGTGGTATGTTTTTCATCGTCATCCTCATAAAATTTTAGAAGACCAGTTTTCATCTTCTTCCTTTTTTCTTTCTTAATTTCTTCCTTCCGTTCAAACTTATTCATGAAGACATTTATGTTATCATACATTGAAGAAGAAATCAACATAGAATCTTCTTCATCCGCAGATGCATAAATTTCAGTCATCGTTTCCTGGAAGTTCTTATAGATTATATATCTGTTCTTTTCCTCTTTACCTATTCTTCTGAGGAAAGCATAGTATATGATCTGTGTGAAATATGCGAAAGGATTTTGACTGATTTCTGGATTATAATCATTAAAGTAGAGGATGCAATTTTCGATTCCATCGGATATCATTTCATCACGATATGAATAGTTCATAAAGCATGGTTTGGTGGATAATTTATTAGCTATCTTGAAGATACATTCGCCAACATAGTCCGGTATTCGTGGCTCTTCCGAGAATGTTTTTCTAGCTTCTTGGAGTTCTTCTTTGTATTTTACAATTTCTGCAAAGAATTTCTTGTTGTCCACATAATTGATTTTTTTCTTCTTCATGATGCTGATTCCTCTTGACAATGCTTGACAGTGCTATATAATGGCTATGTCCTGCCTTGAATGAATTAGTTTATGTTGGTTAGTTCTTTTAGTTTCTTGATCTGCTTATCAAGGATATCTTTCCTATTAGGCCACTTGATCATTGGCTTATCAGCATCCTTGCTAAGGTTTATCAAAAGAGGCATAAACATCTTGTTCAATGCTTCCAATCTATTCTTTAGATCCTGTACTTCCTCATTTAGATTGGTTGATGAAATGATCTCTTCTTCATTAGAGAATGAAAATCCAAAATCATGATGTTCATCTACGTCAATATATTGATTCTTTTTCATCAATGCATCTTCCTTTTCCCATTCTTCATTTCTTCAATCATTTCTTTGATATATGAATATTCACTTTCCTCAAAGTCTTCATCTTGAGGATAATCATTCATCATATTTTTTTTAAAATGAGTATATGTCTCTAGATGCTCTAGAGTTGTTTGATAGTATTCTTCCATATCAGATGATACTTCCTTCATTAGAAGGATATCATTTATTTTTATCTGAAATACATTATCTTCTAAGATTTCTGGTATTACCCAGTTATACAAAGAGATTGATAGGGTAGATTTCTTTCCAAATGAATACACAATTTTGAGGGGATTTATTAGATATACTTTTTGAAATTTTTCAGAATCTTCAGTAAATACTTCAGAGATCAAATCTTCACCAGTAACAAGTCTGACAAATTTTATTGCAGTTGGTGTTTCTATGGGTTGATGCATTTTACTATCCTTCCTTCAAATCTATCTTGTATATTTTGAATGTAAACTTTTCTTCTGAATAGATTTGAATACGAGAAGTGAAATGATTTAGTGTATAATTCTCTTTCTTCTTGTGTCTCAAATCGTCAGCAATATCGTATAGTGTAGCATTTGTTTTGGTCTCAGACTTTCTTAGGCTTCTTCCTATAGATTGTAGATTTCTAATTCTTGATTTGGATGGACTTGCAAAGATCACATTATGTAAATTGCGAATATTGATTCCTGTGGATGTTGTACCGTAAGAGGCCACAATAATTGCATTTGTTTCGGTTTCAACAATCTTTCGAATCTCCTCACGAACATCAACATTTACGGAACCATGAATAAAAAATACTTTTCGATCTTTTACTTTACTATTTATCATACTGTGGAGAATGGTACCATGTTTCTCAACATACTGATAAAGAACGAGTGTATTACCTTCAAGTGATATGGCTAAATTAGAGATGAATTTGTTTCTTGCTTCATTAAGTACGAGATATTCAATTTCTTGTTGATAAGTATATTTGGTTGCTGCTTTACATGCTATGTCAGAATGTTTGAGTAGAAGACATTTGATTTTGAAGTCTGCAATATGTTTTTGATCCATCAAATCTTTGGTTGTAATAACTTTGTTTACTGCACCAAATAATCCCTCAAGGACAAGTTTATGTGTCTTGGTACCATCAAGAGTACCTGTGGTACCTATTCTATATTTGGCATTTATTAAACTTGTCATGATTGAAATGAGAGATTTGGCTTTAAATTGATGTGCTTCATCTCCAATAACAAAATCAAATTTA